TTCGCAAGGCTGAGCTTAGAGCGGCAAAAAAGGCTGAGGAAGACGCTGCAAAAGATGCGTTCTCCCGGGCTACAGCTAAAACTGTCCCGGATTTGTCCGGCGGACAAGGTTCAAATGTCCGGCAGACAGCCCCCCCTTGTCCACCAGATTCCGCTCTGAGAGGGACAGTGGACAGTGGACAGTGGACAGTGGAGAGGGACAGTGGACAGTTAACCCCTAAAGACAAAACACCGCCCCAAGCCTCAAGCGAAGTAGGCGAGCCCGAACCGGGTAGTGCGGCGGTCGTTTCGTCGAGAGCCGTGCAAATCGCGGTCCTGCTGCGTGCGATGGACGTGCATGCCAATTCCGCCCACCCGCTGGTCTGCATGACTTGGGCGGATGACCCGACGGTGACCGATGAGGTGCTGAAGCTGGCCGTGACCGACGCACGTGAATCGAAGCCGACCGAGCGAATTCCCGTGAATTACCTCAAGGGCATCGTCGAGCGCCACGCGCATCCGCCGGCAGCGAAGCCGACGAAAGCGAATTCTGACGACTGGGAGTGGAAGCGCTCCGACGGCGGCATTGAACGCAAGGGCCGCGAAATGGGCATGTTCGCCCGTGGTGGCGAAAGCTACCGCGACTTCGCCGGCCGCATCGATGACGAGATCCGCAAACGCAAAGGAGCCAAGCCATGAGCCACAACCACGACGACCGCGTCGCCGAACGTCCGAACCACCTGTGCGCCGCCTACGGTTGCCTGCTGCTCGGCTCCATGTCCGCTAGCACCACCGGCACCAGCGAATGGTGGTGCTTCGCCCACTTCGGCAAGGACGTCGGCCAGTACCAGGCGATCACGGCCGAGCTGCGCCGCCTTGACTGGCTGGCCAAGGCGATCACCGATGTCCGGACGCGTGAGCGTAATCCCGGCTACAGCGCGGCATTCCAGCGCCTCGAACACGACCTGACGCTGGCCAAACGCAAGGACCTGCTCTGGACATCGCCAGAGACGGACGAGCAATGGATGTTCCGCCTCGAGCGCGAGCTGGGCAAGCTGTTCAACGGCTGGGATGAACCCGCACCGCGCCAGGCGCCACTCATCGTTCCCGCTCAAACGGGAACGTTCACCCGTGTCGCAATCAAAATTCCGGAGCATGCATGAAATCGATCACCCTCACCCTGCCCTACCCGATCAGCGCCAACCGCTACTGGGCGACCCGGGTTATCGCGAAGGCCGGCGTCCGCGCGCTGGCCATGACCTACGTCACGCCCGAAGCCAAGGCGTTCAAGGCCGCGGTGCTGCAGCTGGCGCGCGCCGCCGGCGTTGTCGCGCCGATCTCCGGCCGCGTGCAGCTCGACGTCCAGCTCTATCCGCACCGACCGCTCGACTGGCAGAAGCGCCAGCGCCTGGCCGGCGCCGCATGGGATGACTCGGTGCAGTGCATCGACATCGACAACGCAAACAAGGTGCTGCTCGACGCGCTAAAGGACGTCGTGATCGATGACGACAAGTGGGTCCGGCGCCTGACTTCCGAACGAATGGAGCCTGACGCCGGTGAAGCGCGCGTCGTGGTCACGATCACCGCAATGGCAACGGCGCAGCCACAGATGGCGCTGGTTTGAGGAGAATTCATGATTCCAGCATTGTGGGTGGTCGGCGTCGTGGTCCTTGGTCTTGCGCTGCTGTGCCTGGTGGCGGTGCTGTGCGCGCCGAATCTCGACGATATGGATGTGGAGCGCCTGTGATTGCAGCAACGATGTACGGGAAACTCTCGCGTGCGCGCGCGTTTGGAAGCGGGAGGTGCGATGTTTTCGCCTGCCGTTGACACCCGCGTGGACTGGTTCCGCCTACTCGTTCAGCTCAAGGACGAGGGGTACAGCCTGTACGCGGTTTCCCACTTCACCGAAATACCGAAGAGCACGCTGATAGGCTACAAGCAGGGCTCGCAGCCGTCGTACCACCAGGGTGTGCGGTTGCTGCAGTTCTGGGCGCAGGCATGCGGCAAGGATCTCGACCAGGCGCCGACGATCAGCCCCTACTCGTTCATGGCCTGAGCGATTTAGTCGGGATTCCGACCGGCTGCCGCGCCGATACTCCGAGACGTTACCCCTGATCAACGTCTATCGGAGCCACCCATGTCTGCTGCCAACACCACCAAATCCACCCGCGTCACCAACGTGCAAGTGCCGGGCGAAGCGCCCAAGTCCAATCTCGAAACAGCTGCTGGCGGTGTCGGCGGCGACGCGACCAGCGCCGGCGGCGCTACTTCCGGTTCTGCTCCGACAAATGAGGCGCCGAAGGCTGAGCGTGCCGCGGTCGACCTCGACGCCATGCGCGCCCAGATCCGCGAGGAAGAGCGCGCCAACGCCCGCGCCGAGCTGGGCCAGCAGATCCAAGCGGCCAGCACCGTGATCGCAGCGCCAGCGCCCATGCGCAGCAAGGCCGACTATCGCAACATGCGCGCCGTCGACATCGATCCGGCCACGCTGACGGCCCCGGTCATGACGCTGGACGGCTACCTGTGCCCGCCAGCGCCAGAAGCCAAGAAGTAATCCCCCACCTCAACCCAGCCAGGAGACCCCCATGTGCGGAGGCGGCCCAGATCTACCACCCGAGAAGGACCCGAAGGTCGAGCGCCAGAAAGCCGCCACCGATGCCACGATCGCGGCGAACGCAAAGACAGCGGCCGCGCGCCAATCCAGGCGCAGTCAATCCCTGCTCGCTTCTGGCGCACAGGGCGCAACCGGCGCGGTGATGACCAGCTCCGTGCTGGCGCAGGGCAAAGACAAGTTGGGAGGCTGACCGATGCCAAACGAAGACATCACGGCGCAGATCATGCGCCGGAAACGCTCCTTGGAGCAGCTGCGCAGTCCGCACGAACAGGTGTGGCGCGACTGCTTCGACTACAGCTTCCCGGAGCGTGGCGAAGGCTTCTACGGAGAGAAGAGCGACGCGAGCACACTGCAGGCCAAGCGCGCGCGCCTGATGGATTCGACCTCGACGGACTCGGGCCAGATCCTAGCCGCCGCGATCATGTCCGGCGGCACCCCGAGCAACTCGCGCTGGTTCGGCCTGTCCACCGGCCAGGACACGGACGAGGAGAAGCGCTGGTTCGACGAGTGCGCCGAGACCATCTTCCAGAACATCCACGGTTCGAATTACGATGCGGTTGGCTTCGAGGCCTGCACCGACATGATCCCGGCCGGCTGGTTCGTGCTGTTCATCGACGTCGACCGCGAGCAGGGCGGCTACCACTTCGACCTGTGGCCGCTGGCATCGTGCTACATCGCGGCGTCGAAGGCGGGCGGCCTGCCCGACACGCTGATTCGGAACTACGCGCTCACCGCCGAGCAGGCTATCAACGACTTCGGCGCGGACAACGTTACCGAGAAGGTCCGCAAGCTGGTCGCCGACGGCAAGCTCGATGAGAAGGTGAAGTTCTGCCAGTCAATCTACCCGCGCAGCGCCGAGTCGTCTGGGGTGCGCGCCAAGAACCTCGCGTTCGCTTCCTGCCACGTCGAGGTCGACAGCAAGCACCTGGTGCGCGAGTCGGGTTTCAACGAATGCCCGTTCGTGGCGCCGCGCTGGGCCAAGCTGCCCGACAGCGACTATGCGATCGGCCCGATGTTCCGCGCGCTGCCCGACGTCAAGCAGCTCAACCGCCTGGTCTACATGGAGGACACCAACCTCGACATGGCCATCTCCGGCATGTGGATCGCAGAGGACGACGGCGTGCTCAACCCGCGCACCGTCAAGGTCGGGCCGCGCAAGATCATCGTGGCCAACAGCGTCGACAGCATGAAGTCGCTCCAGAGCGGCGCCAAATTCGATCTGTCGTTCACGAAGAAGGACCAGCTGCAGGCGGCGATCCGCAAGACCTTGATGGCCGACCAGCTGGCGCCGCAGGACGGCCCGGTGCGCACCGCCACCGAGGTGCACGTGCGGGTGCAGATGATCCGCCAGCTGCTCGGCCCGATCTACGGCCGCCTGCAAGCCGAGTGGTACCAGCCGATGATCAACCGCTGTTTCGGGCTGGCGCTGCGCGCACCTGGTGTGCTGCCCGAGCCGCCGCAATCGCTGGCAGGCCGCTCCTACCACGTGGTGTTCGTCTCGCCGATGGCCAAAGCCCAGAAGATGGAAGAGGTCAACGCGGTCGAAACCTCGCTTGCCGCCGTCGGCCAGCTCGCCGAGGCGATGCAGGACCCCACGGTCTGGGACACGATCGACGTCGAGGAAAGCGTGACGATCATCCTCGAAGGCCGCGGCGCGCCGTCGCGCGTCGGACGCTCGAAGGAGGACATCCAGGCGATCCGCGACAACCGGGCCAAGGCCCAGCAGCAGGCCCAGCAGCAGCAACAGCAGGCTGAGATGGCCCAGAAGGTGGCGCCGCAGATGGCGAAGAACATGGCGCCGGCATGAGCCACAACCCGACCCCAGCCGAGTACGCCGCACTGTTCGAAGACGACAGGCGCGGCGCCGCCATCCTCGAACACCTGACCCGCATGTTTGCCAGCAAGGTCTACGTGCCAGGCGGCCATGAAGCAGACCGCGAGACGTGCTACCGCGCCGGCAAGCGCGATGTCATCGAATTCATTGTCACCCAATGCAACCGCGCGCATGGCGTGGATGCCAACCAGGAGGAGTAGGAGCATGTTCATCAAGCGATTCATCAGGCGTTACATGGAACAGGCCGGCGGCGAAGGCGGCACCGGCGGCACGACCACCGCAACCACCACATCCGACACGACTACCACCGCAGCGGATTCCACTACCAGCACCACGGCCGCTTCGCTGCTGGCGACTGGCGCAGCTACCACCGCAGCCACCACCACCGACTACATCCCCGAGAAATTCCGCGTCAACAACGCCGAGGGCGCATTCGACCTGGACGCATCCTCGCGCTCGATGGCCGACGCCTACGGCAACCTTGAGAAGCGCCTGGGCGGCGGCGACGCCCCACCAAAGACCGCAGCCGAGTACACCGTCACCGTTCCCGATGCGCTCAAGGACGCGTTCGACCCGGCCACCGACGTGGGCATGCAAGGCTTCATGTCCGGCGCCGTCGAGGCGGGCCTGACCCAGAAGCAGATGGATTTCGTCATGGGCAAGTACTTCGAGATGGCCCCCACCCTCGCCGCCGGCGCCAAGCAGTACGACGTCAACACCGCCACCACTGAACTGAAGGCCATATGGGCTACCGACGCAGATTTCAACCGCAATGTGAAAAACGCCTACGTCGGCACAAACGCGGCGGCGCAAAAGGCCGGTCTCAACGTCGACGACATCATGAACGGGCCGCTCGGTAACAACCCGCAGTTCCTGCGCCTGATGGCCTCCCTCGGCCCCGAGTTTCAGGAAGATGCGGCAGTGGGCGGCACGATGACGACGGCAACCGACATCAACGGCTTACTCTCGTCCGAGGCATATTCCAACCCCAAGCACGTCGACCACGCCAAGGTCAGCGCCCAGATCAAGCAGTACTTCGAGCGCAAGCACGGTACCGAAGCCGCCGCCTGACCGCCAGCACCACCAACCCAACAGGCCCGCCGCGTGCGGGCTTTTTCATGCCCCGCGCAAATAGTCGGGATTCCGACCGGCCAACAGCGCAATCATTGCCAGCAATCAAGGCCTGCACTGGCGCGCAGATAACCTTCAAGCCCGTAGCCCCGCATAGCAGCCGATGCGAGGTCGAAACACAGGCCCGGAAACGGACAACCTGAAAAGGCGAAATCAACCTCAACTACTTCAGGAATCCATATGAAACAGTACATCCAAACCCACAAGTGGCTGCTCTTGATGGCTGCCTTCCTCCTCATTGCATCCTTTTTCGGTCTGCTGCCGCATGATGTGACTGCAACGGCGGGTGCAGGCTTGGCGCTGTTCGGCCCGACCACCATCACCCAGGCCTTCGTCCAACAGTTCGACACCACGATCCGGCTGCAGGCCCAGCAACGGACCTCGCGCTTCGAGTCGCGCGTGACCGACCGCGGCGCAATCACTGGCGAGTCGTTCACCGCCAACAAGCTGGGCCTCGCGCAAGACACGCCGGAAAACAACGTCCGCCACGGCGACACCACTTGGGGCGACATTACCCACTCCACCCGCGTCGGCCTGATGCGTGACTTCTACGACGCGCTGCCGGTCGACCGCGCCGACGAGCCGAAGATCCTGGCCAATCCGAACGGCGACTACATGACGTCGCTGCTCAGTGGCTGGAACCGTCGCAAGGACAGCATCATCTACGCCGCCGGCCTGGGCAACTCGCAGACCAAGGAAGGCGCGCTGATCGCCCTGCCGGCCGGCCAGAAGATCGTTGCCGGCGCCACCGGCTTCACCAAGGCCAAGATCATCACCACCAAGAAGATCTTCCGTGCCAACGAGTGCGACGCCGAAGCGGATGACCCGCAGGAGCTGTACATCACGTACACCTCGGAAATGCTGGAGGACATCCTGTCCGACATCACGCTGACCAGCGCCGACTTCATGGCGGTCAAGATGCTGCAAGAGGGCAACCTGGCCGGCCGCTGGATGGGCTTCCAGTGGGTGCCGTACGAGCGCGTCAACAACGTGGCCGGCACCTACAGCGCCATGGCGTGGGCGAAGAAGGCGATCCACTTCGGCACCGGCTTCTTCGAAGGCAAGAGCCAGCGCCGCGGCGACAAGAAAGACACGATGCAGGTGTCGGCTGCTGGTTCGGTCGGCGCGGTCCGTGTCTGGGAAGACGCAGTGGTGCAAATCGACTTCGTCTAAGCCGTCCCGTAGCGGTCGCCCGAGTGGCGGCCGCATCGAATCAAACTCAATCTCATAGGAGCCAATCATGGCTGAAACCAATACCACCCAGGCCGCCAAACTGGTCGCCAAAACCAAGCTAATGCCGCACGAGTCCCACGGCCGCGAACGCATGATGTGCTCGAAGATGCCCGCCGCGTTCGCGCAGATGGCCATCAACGACACGATCTTTATCGGCCGCATCCCAGCCGGTTCGCGCATCCTGTGGGGCGGCATCGTCAGCTGCGCCGCCGGCACCGCAACCGGTACGCTCGATATCGGCCTGCGCGAAACGGCGACCGGCACGGTGCTGAGCGCGACCGGCCTGGCTACCGGCCTGGACGTCGCTGCCGCTGGCGTCAAGAACATCAACTCGGGAGCGTACATTACGAACGGCGCGGAGTACGTGACGCTGGTCGAATGCGACGTCTACGCCACCGTGAAGGTCGCGGTGCTGGCCGCCAACCAGGTGCTCAAGTTCGAAATCCCCTACGTCGCTGACTAGCGCGGTCCAGTTGTCTCCTACCCCCTGTGGGTACTTCGCCGGGGCCTTGTGCCCCGGTTTTTTTCTTGAAGGACCGATATGACAAGCTCCGTTTCCGTCTGCTCCAACGCGCTCGTAATGCTGGGCGGCGCGCCGTTCAGTTCCTTTGACGAAGCCAAGCCCCACGTTCGCGTGGCCGCCAATCTCTACCCGAGTGTGCGCGACGACGTGCTGCGCCTGCATAGCTGGAACTGCGCCACCGACCGCGTGATTCTCGCGCCACTGGCCACCGCGCCCGCCTTCGACTTCACCGCCCAGTTCCAGCTACCCGGCGACTGGCTGCGCACGCTCCAGGTGGGATACGAAGGCTGCCCGATCCCATTTCGTTCCGAGCGCCAGCGCCTGCTCGCCAACGTGACCGCCCTGCCGCTGGTGTACTGCTTCCGCAACCTGGTCGAGGACACCTGGTCCACCAACCTGATCCACGTCATGGAGCTGGCGATGGCGGCGAAGATGGCCTATGCGGTGACTTCGTCGACTTCGGTGCGCGACAGCTACCGCGACGAGTTCGGGCGCGAGCTCAAGGTGGCCAAGGCCATCGATGGCCAGGACGATCCTCCGGAAGAATTCCTCTCCGGCACCTTCGTCGAATCACGTTTTTCATAGGAGCTCGCATGCCGCGCGTTACCACCTATCAAACCAACTTCACCGCCGGCGAGGTCTCGCCGAAGTGCTACGGGCGCGTCGACGTCGCGCGCTACCAGAACGGCGCCGCCGCCATGCCGAACTGCGTGGTCAACATCCACGGCGGCGCTGAGCGCAGGCCAGGTAAGGTGTACATTGCCGGGACCAAGGACCATACCAAGCACTCGCGCCTGGTGCCGTTCATCTTCAGCACCACGCAGGCCTACATGCTCGAATTCGGCCACCTCTACATGCGCGTCTACGTGCAAAGCGGCGGCCAGGTCCTGAGTGCGGGCGTGCCTTACGAGATCGCCACCCCCTACACCGAGGCGATGCTGTCTGCCATGGATTACACGCAGGGGGCGGACACCATGTTCATCTTCCACCAGGGCGTGCAGATCAACACACTCAAACGCTTGGCCTCGGACTTATGGGCGCTGCAGGCCGCGCCCATCCTGGTGGCCCCATTCGACGAGATCGGCCACACCTTCGCAACCGCGCTGACACTCTCGGCCACGACTGTCGGCGCCGGCCGGACCATGACTGCCGCGGCGCCCACCTTCCTTGCCGGTGACGTCGGGCGCCGCATCACCCACCTGTCAGGTATCGCCCTGATCACCGGATATACCAGCGCGCTGATCGTCACCGTGACGAATCAGACTGTTTTCCCGGTGGCGGTACTCCCCGCCAGCGCATGGACGCTCGCCGATTCGCCGCAGACCGACGTTACGCCATCTGCGAAAGACCCGGTGGGTGCCGATGTCACGCTGACGTCGCTGGTCGACTCATTCCGCGCTGTCGATGTCGGCAGGTTTGTCCGGATCAATGGCGGCTTGGTGCTGATCACCGCTTTCACCAGCGCCCTAAGCGTCGACGGCACCATCAAGGAAGAACTCACGTCGGTGGTCGCATCGCCGGCCAGCGCGTGGACACTGGAGGCTTCCGTCTGGAATGCGACCAGCGGTTACCCGGGCACCGGCGCCCTTTACGAACAGCGCCTGGTGGTGGCCGGGTCCGTGCTATATCCGCAAACCGTGTGGGGAAGCCGTTCCGGCCTGTTCTACGATTTCACGATTGGCGTCAACGACGACGACGCCTTCAGCTTCACCCTGCCGTCGACCGGTCAGATCAACCCGATCCAGCGCATGGCATCGGCTGACGCGCTGATGCCGTTCACCTACGGCGGCGAGTACACCATGAAGGGCGGTAACGACGATCCGCTCACGCCGACCAAGGTCAAGGCGAAAGCGCCGTGCGTGTATGGCTGCAACAGCGTCAAGCCGCTGCGCATCGGCGATGAAGTGCTGTTCGTGCAGCGCGCCGGCCGCAAGATCCGCTCAATGGCCTACCGCATCGAATCCGACACCTACAAGGCGCCCGACCTGACGGTGCTGGCCGAGCACATCACGATTTCCGGCATCACCGACATGGCCTATCAGCAAGAACCGCGCTCGATGCTCTGGTGCGTGCGTGCCGACGGCAAGCTGGCCACCATGACGATCGACCGCGACGAGGGCGTGACCGCCTGGACGCCGCAGTCGACCGATGGATTCTATGAGTCGGTGGCCTCGATCCCGAATGCGACCGGCGACGAGGTATGGGCGATCGTGCGCCGCACGGTAGGTGGCGCGACCGTACGCTACGTCGAGCGCTTCGACACCAGCTACTACCTGGACTGTGCGATCAGCGGCACGGATGGCGTGGGCAAGGCAATCTGGACCGGCATCGGCCATCTCGAAGGCAAGACGGTGGCGGTCAGGGCCGACGATGTGTATATGGGAACCTTCGTGGTCACGGGCGGCGCCATCACATTGCCGCGCAATGCATTCGCGGTTCAGATCGGCCTGCCGTTCTCCAACAGCGTGACCCTGCTGCGACCCGAGATTCAGGCTGGCGACGGCACCGCCCAGGGCAACGCGCAACGCGTGCATGAAGTATCCCTGCTGCTGATGGAGACCATCGGCGCCAAGATCAACGGCGACGAGATCGCATTCCGTGCGTTCGGCCCGGACCTGCTCGATATAGCGCCGGAGATCTTCTCGGGTTTCAAGCGCGCCGGGCTGACCGAATGGTCCAGGGGCGACACGGCGATCACGATCACCCAGGACGAGCCCTACCCCTTCCACCTGCTTGCGGTCGTGCGCAAGATCACCATCAACAGCTGAGGACCACCATGAGAATACGAGTAGCCACATTAGACGACCTGCCGCGCATCCTCGAGCTGGGCGAGCTGCTGCACAAGGAGAGCCCGCGCTGGTCGCGGCTTTCGTTCAACCGAGCCAAGGCCGCCCACTTCATTGCTCACCTGGTGCTTGAACCGGAAGGTGCCGTGTTTCTGGCCGAACAGGATGGGCTTGTTGTTGGCGGCATCGCCGGCATGGCCACCCAGCACTGGTCGAGCGATGACGTAGTGGCGCAGGAGGTGAGCCTCTTCATGGCGCCGGAAGCGCGCGGGAGCATGGTTGCGGTGCGGCTGATCTGTGCGCTGCAGGCGTGGGCGGGAATGCGGGGCGCGAAGTGGTTGCAGGCCGGGACGTCGACCGGACTGGATCCGGAGCGAACGGCAGGGCTTTACGAGCGGCTGGGATTTTCCCGCTGCGCAATCGGATTGGAGGTTACCTATGGGCATTGAAGCAGTGATGATCGCCGCGGCGGTGGTAAGCGCCGGCAGCGCGATCTATTCGGGCGTCCAGCAAAAGCATGCAGCTGACACAAATGCCGAGCTGGCGCGGCGCGAGGGCAACCAGCAGCAGGACGCGGCGGTCGCGCAGGCCGAGAAGATCCGCAAGGCCGGGCGCGCCGCTGCCGGACAGGCGAATGCAGCGATGGCCGCGTCCGGTGTCTCGATCGGGGAAGGCACGCCGATCCGGATCAATGAGCAGATTTACGCCGACTCGGAAAGCGATGCGTACAGCACGCTGCTGACCGGCACCCGCCGCCAACAGTCCGCCAATGACCAGGCCGGCATGCTGCAGTACGAGGGCAACACCGCAAGGACGGCAGGCTACCTCAATGCCGGTGCATCGTTGCTCAGTTCAGGATCGAGCTATGGCAAGTGGCAAACCTCGCAGGCGAAAGGCGGCGGCAAATGAAAATCCCACTCGGCAACTTCGGTAATGTCGTAGCACAGCCGGCGCAGCAGGCCCAGGCGCGCAGCAGCGGCGCCATCGGCCAGGCGGCCGGCAACATCGGCGCGGCGCTCAACGGCATGGCCGGCAGCATGCAGGAGGCCGAGATGCAGAAGCAGCGCTCGCAGGCCGCCGCGACGCTGGCCACCCTGACCAACGATCTGCATGACGTGCATGACGAGATCGGGCGCAGCGTCACCGACGGCACGGTGCCGGCCGCCCAGGCGATCCCTGAATTCAAGCGGCGCGTGGGCGAACTGACCGGCGAGCGCACCAAGGAGATGACGGTCGACCAGCGCAGGATCATCGATGAGCACCTTATCAAGTCCAGCGGTACGCTCGAGCGCAACCTGAATGGCATCGCCATCGCCCGCACCCAGAACGAGACCGGCGCCAATCTGCTCAACATGGGTGAGCAATTCCAGCGATCGGCGATGCGCGACCTTCCGGGCGCGATCCACCAGTGGGACGCATCCGTCGACACCATGGGGCCAGCCGCCGGCTGGGATCCGGAAAAGATCGCCAAGGCAAAGCAGTCGTTCAAGGAAGGCGCCACCTACAACTTCCATAACGCCACACTCGAAGGTGCCGCGCAGACCGGCAACGCCGACCTGGTGAGCGCCGCGCGTGCGAAGGTTGAGGGGCCGGAAGGCGAGGTGCTGGACCCGGCGCGCCGCACCGCGCTGATCACCAAGGCCTACGGCTACGAAAACGGTATCAAGGCCGCCAACTTGCGCGATGCAGAGAAAGCCGGTCGCGAGCAGCTGGCGCGCGAGAACGCCGCGACCGACGCCTACAACAAGGCGTTCGACCTTTCCAGCGCCGGCCGCTACTTCTCGACCGACTTCATCAGCGAGCTGTCGACGGCCGCCGCCGGCACCAAGATGGCAGGCCCGGTGCTCGAACTGGTCAAGTCGCAGGCCAAGGTGGCCGGCTTCGCGTCGCTGTCGCTACCGCAGCAACAGGTTGAGCTGGAGCGCCAGCGCGCCGCCGGATCTTCTCCCGGTGTGGGCGTGAGCCCGGTAGAGCAGAACGTGCAGAACCAGTTTTCGAAAATCCACGACGCCAGCGTCAAGGCCTACGCCGAGAACCCATGGACGGCGGCGCAGGAGCGCGGCGTGATCTCGCGCGCCCCGGAGGTGCAGCTCAATGACATTCAGGGT